CTTTCTGCTCAAATGTTTGAGTGAAGTAGTCGGTGGATGCTTTGGCGGGGTCATTTGTTAGCCTTCTTATTCCTGCAAAGTGTGCATCAATCACATTCTGCATTTCTTGTTGGCGCAGGGATTGGAGGCGGTCTATAAATCTTCGTAATTCATTTCTCTTTACCGATAATGCTTTATGACCATCAACATCTTTCCCTTCTTTTTCGTAAAGAGTTAATTTTTCATAGGTAGAGTCCAATTCTTTCTGATACTCTTTTATCAGTTGGTCGGTGATTAATTGCTTTTGCATGTGGTTAATAATATTTGAGTTTATGAAATTGAATGTTTTTAAATTCTACTTTTTCTCTGTTTGGGCTTGGCAAGATATAGTCAACGCTTACGCCGTAGTAGTTATTGAAGGGTCACCATTTCTTTCCTTCACGCTTTCTTGTGCAGGAAGTAATTCATTTTTATGTTTTTCTTTTTTCATTTTGCGTTTGTGGTTTATTTTCTCAATTCAAATAATGTGATCAAGTATTGAAGCGGATCATTGAAGAAAAGAAGTTCATGCAAGTGTCTTTTGTAGCATTCACTGTCTTGTCTTCCTTGACCACAATTCAAGGTCTTTCTTTTGATCAACTTCTTCATCCTGCATTTTGTCAGATATGGAAAGAAGGTAGTGTGAAATTCATTGAAGGTTTTTTTTGTGATCCTTATTTTTAGCAAGTCAAGAAGTTCTTTGTTCTTGATCATGTATCTTCCTGAATCTGTTTCAAAGTTTGTCACACGAATTCCTGAATGAACTTGAATATAATTCATGAACTGGTGATTGTCAAGAATTGTCATAGTTTTATTTTATCTGAATTAAAAAGGTCAATGATTCCATTCACAACACTTTCTTCAACCTGGTCATTTGTTCCAGTGATAGCATTGTGCATCTCTTTCTTTGACATAATAATATCAAATATTTGTTCATCATAGGTGTCAATCCCCAAAAGATATGAACATGTAACATTGTCTGTCTGTCCCATTCGATGACACCTATCTTCGTTTTGCTCACAATCTGCAAAGGTCCACGGCAACTCTAAATGTGTGGTCCTGGATGAAGCATGTAGTGTCAATCCGATTCCTGCCTTGATCCCACAAATCAACAACAATGCTTCTGGATCACTTTGGAATTTCTTCTTGTTGAAGTCACGTGTGTGTTCATCTTCACGCCCTGTGATAAATAATGCAGATGGAAAGTGTTTCTTTAATTCATCACCTATTTCATGATGGTGAATGAACAACACCAATTTCTCACCACTTGCAATCACATCACTGATCCATTCAACTGCATCTTTGATCTTTCCACGTGCAGAAATTTTCTTCAATTCTCCGATCTGCACCATGATCAATCCACGTGCAGCAGACTTCAACTGTTCATCTGTTGCATCTTTCCACTCTTTCAAATACTTCAACAGATCCTTTTTTGCTTCATTATATTCATGTCGGTTTGTTATATTCAACTTCACAATCTGTCTGGTCTTTGCAGGAAGTTCTTTCATGACATCATCCTTCTGTCTTCTGTAATAACAATATTTGTTCAACAGATAATTCAATTCAGTCAGATTGTTGGCTTCATTAGGACCACTGCAAAATCTTTCTTTGAATCCGTCACTGTTTCCAAAGTATTTCAAACGTTCCATCATTGCCAGTGGTGACATCAAGTCTTTTGGTTTATTGATTGCAGGTGTACCAGATAGTTCAATGATCCATTCTTTGTCAGTGCAGATCCCTTTGACAAATTTTGCTTGTTGAATGTTGTGATCTTTCAATCTATGTACTTCATCAATGATGATTGACTTGAAGATGTTGATGGTGTCTTTGAAGTGGATGTCTGCAAGTTTGAAAGATCCTTTGTTTTTGTCAATGTGATCAACAAAATACTTTTCAAGTGATTCATAGTTGACAATGAAATATTCTGCAATTCCTGTTGTATAAAAGAATTGAAATGTATTCTTGCATTTGTCATCCAGGATCACTGCATCTTTTCCAGTCCAGTCTTTTATCTCATCATACCAATTTTGTTTGAGTGTTGCAGGACAAATGATCAAACATGGAAAGGTTGATTCACCTGGTCTTGTGAATTCACCTGGTAAGGTGTTGCCGATTTCAAGTGTCACAATGCTTTGAATGGTCTTTCCAAGTCCAGGTTGATCACCATTCAAGAAAGTCTTTGCTTTCAATCCGTATGCAATCCCTGCCTTTTGAAAAGGTCTGACTTCATATCCAGATTCAAGATCACCTTCATCAAATTTTTTCTTTCTGGATCTTGAATAAATGTGTGCAGGAATTGCATGTGTTAATTCTGGAAGTGGTTCAACAGGTGGAATGTTGATGTCATTGGTCTGGTCCAGTTTTGTCTTTCCTTTGATCCAATATGCATTGTGTCTTTCTGCAAATGCTTCCAGTTCTGATCTTTTTTCAATTGGCACTGTCCAGAATTTTTCATCTTTAAAAACTTTGAATTTCCTTCCTTCAATCTGCTTCAGATCTTCACGAATGATGGAATCATTTTTGAATGTTACTTTGAAGACATTCTTCAAAACTCTAATTTGTACGGACATTATTTTTGGTTTTTGTGTGGTTACTTTTTAATAAACACACCAGGTTGTTCACTTCCTGGTGTGCTTTGAAGATAGGATTTTTTTAAATTCCTTTTTGCATGATCTTTTGAAAGATGTTTTCAAATGGTGATTCTTGCAAAGTCACTGGATCTTGTTCACCACTTTCAATCTTGTCTGCCATTGACCGCAATTCTGCAACAGACTTCTTCCTTCTTTCTTCTGTGTCTTCTGCATTCATTTTGTCAAGGTATTCATTCATCTGCTTCATTCCTTCTGGTGTGCTTAAATCAATTGATGTTCCGTCTTCTGCATGGAATCCTTGAAGATCACCAGTCAAAACAAAATTCACTTTTCTGTCAAATTTTTTCTTTGCTTCAAATGGATTTTTTGCAAATGTTTCAACAGTGACATTTGCAACTGCAACACGGTTGAATAAGATTGCAGATTCATGAATGTACTTTTTTTCGCCTTCTTTTCGGTCTTCATCATTGACACGAATGATCAATGATCCTGGACCTGGATCTTCAAATTCAACATCTGTGACTTCTTGTGGTCCTTTCGTGTTTGAATCATCATTGACTTCAGATGGTCCATCTGGTGTGAATGGTGCTTGATGTGTTGCACTGTGTTCTTTGAATGCAACATCATTCTTCAATTGTTTTTGATTCTTTTTCATTGGTTCTTTTTTTGTTGGTTTATACTAATTAAATAAAGATTTCTTTTTGTCTTTTGATGGTGCTATGATCACCAAAAAGATATGTGTGTTGGAATGCCAATGATTGATACTTGTCCTTTCCTGAAATATAGAAAGGATGATTCTTGTCAATTGGAATTTTAAAGATCTTTTGATTCACCTTAGACACACCTATGATCATATCTTTTTCTGAATTGCTTATGTCCATGTACCATGCTCTTGATCTGTCATAGTCAAACATCATGCAACTGTCTTCAAATTGTTCTTGTGTGGTTGCTTTGGTGGTCTTCAGATCCCATCCAAAAGATGCAGCGTTGATGTATCCATCATAAAGACATCGTGCATCCAGGTTGAATTGAATGTCTGCATATTGAATTGCAAAGTTTTTCTTTGTGAATGCTTTTTGACCTTCTGAAATGTTCATAATGTTTTTGCAGTCTGGATCATTTCTGAAGGTGTTCAATATCTTCTTTGCATCTTTCCACTCAAATTGATTGAACTGTTCACCATTCACTTGAAGTTTGATGTGATCAACCAGGTGTGGTGTTGTGATCATAGCATCAACCAAAGATCCAAAACGAAAGATTTCTTCAAGGTTTGCAATGTCTTCTGCACACATGAAGTATTTCATCATCTTTGTCAGATCTGAATTTGATACTTCTTTTCTGTTGTAGTACGGATCTGTTGTCATTAGTTCCCAAAATTACATCCACAATCATTGCACACAAAAGAATTGCATCCAGTGGTTGAATGATCACCAGTCTGTGTCAGATTTTCACTGTGGCAATTAGGACAACTAAATATGATCTTTTTAAGTAGTAGTAGTATTTTTTTCATGATGTTTTTTTGTTAGTCAATCAATCACTGGTGCAACTAAACAACACCAGTGAAGATTGACCGCTTACACACAATTTAATTCTTTTTTACTTTGGTTGTGAAGTCATCTTCATAAGACATCAACTTTGGTGCATCAATTATTTCACCCGTCTTCAATGTATCCTTTTCACATGACTTAATCATGAAGTCAAGTTTCTTTTCCAGTTGTTCAACTGTCATCTTGCTTCCTTCATTGGTCCACCACTTCGCTATGATCAACTGGAATGCTTGTGGTGCATGAATTTTGATCTTGACATTGGTCCTGCCTTTTGCAACATTCACTGAAGGTGCTGCATTGGCTGCAACTGTGTTGAATGTCGCTGTTGCTTGTGCTGCTTGTTTGGAAAGGTTTGCAATGTTGTCTGCTGCAATTTTGTCTGCTGCTGCTTTGTCATCCAGTGCTTTCTTTTCAAGCAATTCTTGTGCTTCCTTTGCTTTCCTGTCATTGTCTTCTTTCAATTGTTGGTCTGCAAGGATCTTCTTTCTTTCTGCTTCTGATTTTGCTGCTGCTGCTTTTCTTATATTGTCAAGTCTTTCTTCTTCTGCTTTGTCCAGTTCAATTCTTTTACCTGCAATCTTGTCTTTGACTTCATCCAGGTGCTTTGCAATTTCAGAAGAATACTTCACACGGAAGTCAGCAATCAACAATTCTTTTTCTGTCATCACAATTGCATTCACTTCTTCTTGTGAAATCAACTTGAATGACACGGATGGATTCCATTCAATGAACTTTGTTTCTGGAAGGACTGTTGAAAACTTCATCAACTGATCAACCCTGTCATCAATTGTGTCAAGTGTGGATTCATTCAATGTGGTGTTCAAATAATTCTTGACACGTGTAATTCCATCAATAAACCATTCATTGAGTTGTTTGGTGACAATGTCAACACATTCAATTTTTTCACGTTCTGTTGCTTCCTTCAATCGAAGAAGTCTTTCTTCTTCTGCTTTTTTTGCAAGTTGTTCTTTTGCAAACTTGTCACGCATTGACTGGATTCTGAATGCAAGTGTACCTTCTTTTTTTCGGTCAAGTTTATTTTCAATTTCAGTGAACATCTTCTTGACTGAATCAAAGAATCCTGTTGTTGGTTTGCGTCTTGATTCACATGCTTCAAGTGTCTTGTCTATTATTACAAGGTATCCATTCATTTCTGCATCAAGATCTTCATTCATTCCTTCTGCTTCTGCTTTTTCAAGAAGTTGAAGACCTGCTTCTGTTGCCTTTGCAAGTGAATTGTTGTTCATCAATAGTGCATTAGGTGCAGATGCAATGATTGTCTTGATGTCTTCAACTGGTATTGTTGCAACACCAGTTGTTGTTGGTTGTTCTGTTGTCATTTATGGTTGTTGTGTTTGGGTTAAAATATTCCAGATCCGTCTTTCAAGTTCACTGTCTTTGTTGGTTCTGCTTGTGCAGTGGCTTGTGCAATCTTCGCTTCATTTGACATCTGTGATGGTGCAGCATCTTGTGCAGTTTCTTCAACATAGTCTGTGTATGTTGGTGCATCATCTGTCATGTCATCTGGTGGAATTGGAATGTCACCATAAGCATCTGAAGGAATTTGCTTCAGTGGTGAAGCCTGTTGAAGTTGTGGTTGATCTTCAGGTTCTAAAGTAGTGAATTTTCCTGGTGCTTTTACTTTTGGATAAGTTTTGAATGCATGTTTCAAAATCTTTGCTGCAAGGAATCCTTGATCAATTCCACCGCTTTGACTGCTGTATAATTCATTCGCTCCTGCTGTCTTATTCTTCTTTGCAGAATATCCTTTCAATCTATTGATGTCACGTTCAACCATCCAGAAGAAGTCAACTGATCCATCCATCCTGACAAGTTTGATGAAACCACCGATGATCTTATTGGATGCATTAGGTACAAGTGCTTTGTAAATTACATTTTTGTTGCCTCTATTATCAATCGAAGGTTCAAATGTGTCACCTTCATAAACGATCACAACATTGTCTGCATGTTTGACTTGTCCTGCAATCTGGCGAAGGATCAATTCTCCTTGTGGTGCAATTTGTCTGACACATCTTGATTCCCACTTTGGTTGATCACGTGTTCCAATGTTCACTGGTTGTGGAATCAGATAGGTCAACTTCAATGATGGATCAAGTGAAAGACCGTCAATTGCAGTGTCTAAAAGGCAGCCGTACAATGACAATGTTGAACATGCTGCAATCTTTGGATTTTCTGCAAGTAGTTTTGAAAAGTGAAATTTTTCACGTTCAAAGATTGCAGATCCTTTTTCAGATCCGTGAATGACATTGAATAGTTCAATAAATCTGCTACTCACAAGTGGTTGTGATAGCATAAGACCAGGTGAAATTTTTTCAAGGTCTTTGGGTGAATTGATCACCACTGCTGTTGATGGTTCGTTGCTCATTTTTATTTTAGTATTAAGATGTTTGGTTTGTTGTATGAAAATAAATTTGTTTCGTTTATTTCTTCGATCAACAATCTGACTGGATCAACTTCATCAATTGTCTTTAAGTAGTTGAAAGTTTTGATGTCCATCATTGATCTGAATGTGTCACCTTCTTTTGTCTGTGTTATTGACAAGATCATGTCTGGATGATGTGCAGTGACAAAATGAATTTGATCACCTTCACAAAAGATCTCATGAATTGTATTTTCAAAGGTCTTCATTGACTTCTTTTTCTTCTGGTCCAAATTCTGCAAGAAGATCATCTTCCATCTGCTTTGCTTCATCATAAAGTCCAATTCTTTTTGACCGTTCAATGATGTCAACCAATTCTTTCTTTTGATAGGCTTCACGTGGTTTGTCAAAATCATTTCTGTTGATTGACTTGATCCATTTAAGGTCTTCAGGATTGAAGAATAAGATCTTGAATTCTTCTGGTGTGGTTGAAGTGTTTCTTGTGTCTGACATTTTATGCTTGGTTTAAAAACTGCTTAAATTTTTCATTTTTTTCTGTGATGATCTGATCACGATATTCAACCAATTTATTCAGAAGATCAATGTTGTGTCTTTGTCCAGACAAGACACGGTTGACCAGTGATGGATCAACACCAATTGCCTTTGCTGCTGAAGATTGTCTTCCTGTCAAGTCCTTTCGTAACTTTTGAAGTTTGTCTTTGAATTCTTTTTCAATTTTGTCTTGTTTCATAGGTAGTTTTATTTGTTGTCATTGGTGATGCAATTATAAGTCATTCTTTTGACAATGCAAAGTCAATCTTGAATGTTTTTATCAACAGTCTTTTGTTCAATTATATTACTGATCCAGACTTTTTCATCTTTGCAATTGTAGGTGGTTTTGATGTATTCACGTGCTTGTCCAATTGCTTTTGATGCTTCTGGTGCTTCAAAGACTTTTGTCTTCAATCCTTGTTCTGATGGATCTGTTGACATGGTGTTGTCAACAAAGAATTCAATTTCAAAATGCTTCATGTGTGGTTTTGTTTTTGTGGATTCTTAAATATATTTTTTTGAGTTGTTCTGTTGTTCTTAGTCTTTTATACTTTTGATTAAACCACTTTTTGTTGACTGGCAAAAACAACCATTCATGTCTGAATGATCCGATCCATTCAGCGAAGTGACAAGGATCAATGAACTGAAGTTCATCTTCTGTGAAGAGTTTTGAAGTCAATAGTGTGTCTTTTATCTCAAGTACCAGATCAATCAATTCATCCCTTTCTGATCCATTGAAGCCAAAAAGATCTTCATCTTTTGCACTGATGACTTCTTTGATTACTTCAATTGACATTTGTAGTTGAAGAATCATTTTATCGTGTCTTTGTTTTAATCTCATGATCTGGTTAATTTAAAAGGTCTGTCAATGTTTTTTTTATGATCTTTAAATCTTTATAGTCTTGCCTTAAATAATAAAGGTGGAAAGATTCCATTGACTTCATCTTTGTTTCAACTTCTTCAATTTTTGATTTGATTTTCTTTTTCATTGGTGTTTTTTTTATTTGTTGTCCTGGATTTTTTCAAGGTCTTCATTCAACTGAATTATTTCTTTGTCAATTTGATCATTGATCTTTTCCAGGTAGTGACTTACATGGTTGTACTGCTTCACTGTTACCTTCAGTCTTCCAAGACAATCAAGTGCTTCGATGATTCCATGTTCTGTTTTCATTGTAGTTGTTTTTGTAGGTTGTCAATAATAGTTTGAATTTGCTTGTCTGATAATGTTTGCAATGTTGCCAGGTGTCTTTTTGCCATTGCAAGTGTGCTTTCATAGTCAGTGCCACCTTTCCAGATATTAGGATTGTATGAATATTGATGAATTAATTCACCTTTATTTTCAACGTTTCCGAAAATTGGTGTTGATCTATTTAGGTAAATTTCAATTTTGTGTGAAATTAGATTTGATACTATTTGCAGATTTCTCATTGTGTTGGTTTTTTTTGGTTTGAAATTATTTTGCGATTTTGAACACTGGACACATTGAATAAGATCCCATCAATAGAACGTATTCTTGACCGTTCCACACTTTCACTTTCTTTCTGATCAATTGACCATCAAGATCTGCTGTGATGAAGTCACCTTTGCGTTCAATTACTGTTGCAGTCCATGTGCAATTGCTGTCACAAATTGATGTTGCTGTCAAGATTGATCCTGCTGTCATTGTTGTTGGTGTGTTGTTTGCGTTTGTCATAGTTGTTTCGTTTTGATGGATCAAATGTACTGCTTTTGTCACACACAAGTCAATACCTTGTCACACTTTATTTTGTAACGTGTTGATAATAAGCATGAAAAGTTTTTGAAAAGTTTTGTTTTGACCTTAAAAAGACCACTTTTTGACCAGTTTCTTCAAAAGTGGTGGATCTGGAAGGTGTCATAAATTGTCCAGGACCATCAAAATCTTTGATCTGGAAGCATCAAATGACTTCAATAGGTATTTCACTGTCTGAAGACCTGGATCGTTTATAGGGCAAATTTCATAGGTCAAAAAAAACTGGTGCAACTCTTTTAGGGTTGTCACCAGTTATGAACCACACATCTGAACACATAAACGCAGGACAATAATACAAAAAAAGATCCAGACACACCACTGTCTGAATCTTTTAAACCAACAAAAATTTGTGTAATAAAAAAAAGGTTAAACTATTTCAAGAAGAAAATCTTCTTTGTTCATTAGTTCATTGAACTTCTTCACTGTCTTTCCTGAATGAACTACATCCAGTTCTTGATCAATGTTGATGTCCTTGTGTGCATCACCTAATGCAATGCATCCAAGCAATTGAAAGAAGAAGTTTGCTGAATGAATACGAATTCCAGATCTTCCAGGTACATCAATGACTTCATAGGTGAACACATCATGACCTGCTTCCTTTGAAAGTCTGTTTGACCTGGTCCACCTGCACAAATAAGATCCAACTGGAATGCATGACACTGAATTCAGATTGTCTTTCCAGGTCAATTCTAAAGTCTTGCAAGTGAATTCCAGATCCAGGATCATCAAATTTCCTAGTGTCTGTTTTTTGTCAGAAGGAAATCTATTTATTTTTACTGTCTTCATTTGTTTTTGAGTATTAAGAATCCTATTGTCAAGATCAAAAGACCTGCAACCACAAAGAATCCATTCTTGTAAAATTGATAAAAAGGTTTTTCTGTCACCATCTTCTGAAGTGTTTCAATCATTGTCACTTGTTCTATTGATATGACTGTGACTGAATCCAATTTTCTGATCCAGGTATCTTCATGACAAGTCACCACCGCTTTTCCTGTTGAATCAATCACAACTGTTGCTGTTATTCTTCGCAGTGGAATCACAACACTTCTTGTTGTGTCTTTTACAGTGTGACTTTCAATGGTGGTGGTGTCTGAAGTAGTAAGTACATACGGAAAGATGATCAATCCATCTTTCACTGAATCACAAAAAGTCATGATGTTGAATGCAAGTGTGTCAGATGATATTGATTCAATGGTATCATCTGGAATTGCAACTTTGACTGCATGTGAATCAACACGTGTTGTTGTTTTTGTTTCAATTGATGATGTGATCTTGTCACAACAGGAAGAAACAAAAAAAGCAACTGCAACAAGTGCAATTGCTTTCAAAAGGTTTGTTCTTTTCATTTTATTTTTTTGGTGGATTGATTTTTTCTTCGATCATTTCTGGATCTGCTGCAAGTTTTTTGTTGATCCATTTACGTCTTCCAGATCTTGATTTGTAGATCTGACCAGGTACATCAATGACTTTTCCATTGTTGCCGTCAATGATCCTGCATCCGTATCTGACACCTTTTGCAGTGGTGGTTGTCCACCTTTGTAATTTATTCGGAAGATCTTTCATGTCCTGAATTATTTTGTCTTTGCAGTTGACTTCTGATCATCTGTTGCAGATCCATAGACACGTATCACAATCTCGATCAATGGTGTCACTGCTGCTGTGAATGCTGCTGCAATTCCATATCCATTGACCATTGCAAGTGTTGCAAGTGATGCAACACCAATTCTTGTCACCCACTTTCCAACGGTCCAATTCTGACCATGTCCAACAAATTCACCAGATGGTGAAAAGAATGTGATTGCTTGTGATAGCAAACTGACTGTGATCACTGCAACAACAAACAATGGTGTGTCTGATGGTATCTTTCCAATGTATGCAAGGATCAATGCAATTGCAAGTGTAATGAAACTGAAGATGTTGAATTTTACTGTTGTTGATTTCATGATTTTTTTGTTTTAGATTGGTTTTTAATTTTATGAATTTGTCAGTTTGTTACTTAGTATTGAATAGATCTTTCTTTGTTGTTCACACACGTTGTCCAGTGTCTTTCCTATTCCATTGACTGCATCCGTATTCCTGGAAATCACTTCAGTGTTCTTTGCAATCAATTCGTGAGAATTCAAAATACCACTTTCCAATTCTTCAGTGTGTTTTTTATTCAGTTCTTTCAATTCACCATTCATTTCATCCATCTTCTTGAATGTTCTTTCTTGATGCACATTGAATTGCTTGTAAAAGAAAATAATGACCACCACCATGATTGCAAATGCAGGACCATTGTCTGCTAACTTTGCAAAGATTGATTCTGATTGAAGAAGAATTGAATTGATCATAAACTTTTTATCTTTCTTTTGCTGTTTCTTTGTGTGAATCTGTTGTTGTGTTTATTTCTGTTTCTGGTGTTGCAATTGATCTTGTCATCATTGCAGATTTTGCAGGTTGACTTTTTAAGATTTCAGAATACATGAACACCTGAAGTTTTGTGAAATTCAAATTTGAAAAACCGTTCACAAATGCTTTGTAAAAATCTGCAACTTCTTTCAATGTGTGTGTCTTCAGATAGACTTGCATGAAGTCAAGTTCTGCACTGATAAGAATTCCAGTGTCTTTCTTCTTTGTCGGATCAATCATCTTTTGTGCTTCATTTGCACGTGTCAAACGGTCCATCAAATATGCTGTTTCAGGTGTCTTCCTATACACATGATACAACAATTGATCCTGGATCTTCACCAGGTGCAAAGGAAGTTGTGTCTTCAGATCCCAACCATGATACCAGGTGAAGTTGACACCTGTCACATCTGCTGCTGCTGCAATATTGAATGCATCAACACTGTCTTTCTTCCAAGCATTCAACACTTCTGCATCTGAATGAATTTTGTCACCATTATCATCTGCATTCCAATACTCACTTTCTTTGTTGAAGTAGTTGAATTTTTGTTTTGCATTGGTGCAGGTGGTGTTGAATTTTAATCTTGACTGGAATCCAGAAAGACTTGATGCTGTTGCTTCCACTTGAATCACACCATAATTTGTGCGGATGTCTTCATTGAATGCACGTAAATATGACCAGTCTGATTCTGCTATATTTGAAAGTCCGTAATAGCTTACACCATTGTATCCATAATCTTTGCAATATTTTTTCAATGCAAGACTTTTTGCAGGATCTTTCACAATGGTTGAAAAGTCACTACCTACATACAACATAATGACAACAGGTGATTGTGTTGGTGGTTGTGTGGTGTCACATGGTGACTGGACAAAGACCGTGTCTGTCTTTGTCACTGTGTTGTTGATGGTGATGGTGACAACTGTTGAATCCTTTGTTGAAGGAATTTTGTAGTTGACAACTTTTGTTGTTGTGGTGGTTTGTGCAAATGACAATGAATGCATCAATGTCAATGCAAAAAGAAATAATATCTTTTTCATTTTGTTGGTTTAAAGTGGTTTATTATTTATCTCGAATGGATTACATATCAATTCACAACACATTCAAAACCTTCAATGACAACTGCACCTTCTGAATAAAAAGCATCAATTGATTCACAAAGTAGTCTTTGTTCAAAGATGTTTCCTTGTTCTGGTGTCAACTGGACCACTTGATCAACTGTCACCATTGCTTCACTTTCAAGTGCTGTTGCATGAACATTCACAAAAAGTTTCTTTTGAAGAATCGGATTGTCAACAGAAGATGCAACAATCATTTTTATTGGATTCACTGTGATGTTTGATCCATATTTTGCAACAAATTGATTTGTTGCTTCCTGTGAATTTATTTTTGTCTTTTTCATTTGTTATTTTTTTTATGGTTGTTTTTATGCTTCTGCTTCAAGTATAAATTCAACACCAACAAAGAAAAAAGCATTGAATTCAGTTGAATTACTTATTGATTGAATCATGATGTTATCTAATTTCACAACTTGTCCTGGAAGACCTGAATAATAGCTCATGTCAACAAGTGTTGTGTGAACATTATCAATATCAACTTCACCTATTTCTTCATTTGCATTTGTAGCAAAACAAAGTGTGCCAAATAAAACTTTGTTTCTTCTGTTTTGTACACCTGGTCTTAATGATGCATAATCAACACCATGCAAATAAATTCCATTCGTGTCAACAATCTTTCTTCCAAAATGATCTTCCACAAGTTGTTTTGCTTGTTGAAGTTGATTCGTGTCTAATAGCATTTTATTTGTCTTTCTTTTTTTAGTGATGAACTGTGATTTCAATTTCTGTGTTGACTAGCATACTATCGGCAAGGACACCTGCACTAAGTGTTTCAATCAAGATCTTGTTGTTGTCTGTTATTGATGCATTGAATTCAACACCTTGATTCAGTGAATTGGCTGCACTGAATTTCACTGTTGTCTTTGCAGTGAATTCAACAGGTGAATCAACATCAATTGAAACAATGTATTTTCCAACATCATCCCTTGTGAATTCAAATGCATCATCAATGTCATTGATCAACACTTCTTGAATGTTTGGATCTGCTGCATCTGCCTGTGTTGTCAAGATTGACAACTTTGAAACATTGTCAATCCATCTTTGTAAAAGTGCAGCAAGAAGAATTGCATCATCTGTTTCTGGTGAAGTCACCTGTGAATGTGGAAAGTGAATGTTTCTGGTCTGTACACCATCAACAATCTTCATCCTGACAACTGATCCTTCTGCAAGTACTGTTGCAGTATTTTTGTCAAAGACAACTGTTTCAATCCCGTCTGTGTAGGTGATCTTTTTTGATGATGTGTTTGTCAATTCAAAACTTTTCATTTTTTAATTCTTTCTTTTTTATTGTTGTTTAATCGTTACCGCCAATTGAATTTATTATAATCGGTCCAGTCCTTTTGTCATTTGCATGGAAGCAATACAATGGAAAGTCTGTCTTTTTTGCAATGATGTATTTTTTTGCATCATTCCAATATGCTGAAGCCGTTGCAAGGAATGAAGAAACTGCACGTGAAATTTCTTTCCCTTCAATCGGTTCTGATCTAGGATCAAGTTTCCTGACAACACTGTGTGAAGTCACTGTCTGTTGTGCAAATGGATAATAATGTGACATTGTCCAGTTGACCAGTGCAAAACGAAGACCAGGAAAGATGATCATATCACCATCACTGTCTGCATACGTGTCACCGTTCAAAAGTGCTAAGTATTTTGGATCTGATGGATTCAGAAGAAAATCAGAAAACATTTTTTCACCAAGTAACGGCTTCAAGTTCACGTTGTGTGCATTGTCAATTGAAGTGTTGAATCTTTCATCATTCAATGATGTTGGAAGATTGAATGTTTCTTCTGTGAAGTCTGCAATTGTTATCAATCTAATTTGTGCGCTCATATTCCTGGATCATTATAGGGTGTACCATTTACCATTGCAGATGCTTTTTCAAATGAAAGACCAAATGCAATGACAAGTGTATTGATTTTCTGATTCGGATTCATTAACGGATCTGTGACACATGACATCATTGATTGTGTTCCACCAACACCAAGTGTCACCGCTAAAGGTGTATTTGAATTTCCACTATCTGCTGACAATTCAAGAATTGAAAAGTCAGCATTTTGAAATAGTGTTTGATCATGCCAGTGTTGAAATATCTTTGAATAAGTTTCTTCAAAGATCAACCGCAGATCTGAAGTGATCCAGTTGAAGAATGCAACTGCATCTTGAATTTCTTGTTGTGATGGTCCTAACTTTCCAGGTGTTTCATCCCCTACTAATATAGGTGGTATCAAAAATATTGAACGGATGCTAGATCTGACTTCTGCATTGGTGACAACAAATAACTTGTCCACATCCTGCACATCAATCTTCTTCAGTTCAATGGTCTGGTCTGTTGTTTCTTTTTCAACATGCATGATCTTTCCAACATTTCTGACACCTTGAAATTTCTTCAACCCTTCTTTGAATGTTTTTCTTGATGCTTCATCTGCAAATTTGTCTGTGACAAGCATCTGTGATGCAAGGAAATTTGTTGTAAGATTTGCATTTCTTCCTTTTTTACTTTCATTGTCTGAATGAACGTCTTCAAGTACAGGATCAATTGATGAAAGCGGATATTTGAATTTACCTGCAAGTGAATACCAGAAGACTTGACCTTTGTACTGATCAATTCCACCTGCTGCATTCATCTGATCAAGGACAACATCTGGATCTGGATTGAAGATGTCAAAAGATGTGGTGTCCACATCTTTGATCTTCACTGCTTCACTGGTCCAGTTCACATTGTGTTTGATCTTGATTGCTTTTCCTGTCAATGGATCTTCTTCAATTCTACATTCTTCAAAGTCAATTGGTGTCAAAGACACAATTTGTCCAAGACCATTATAATTGACATGAATTGCAAAACCTCGATGAAGTGCCAGACCTTTTTGACCTGTGATAAATCTATGAAGTTCATCCATGCGAAGACCATCATCATTGATGACTGTCTTATAAAGTTTTTTGTCCTTCAGACCACCGCCCATAATAAATCGGGCAAGTACACTTAAACATGTACTTGTCCGACCTGAAGAACACACCGCCTGTCTTGATCTTTGTGGGTAAGCATTATCATCATCAAAATTCAAGATACCTTCACGCTTTGACATTTTTACAGTCATTCGTGTTTCTGTTGCAATGATGTTGATTTTTAATGCTGACACGGTTGTGTGAAATTTAAAACTTGTTAATTCAAATTGAAATTACTTTTTTTCTGCTGCTGCTTTTTCTGATGCTGCTGATTTCTTTTCTGCTGCTGCATCTGCATCTTCTTTTGAAGATCCTTTTTCTGTTGCCTTCTTTGAAGACTTCTTGAATGCTTCAACATCTGCTTCCCAATTTTCTGGAAGTGATTCAAAACAATTTTTTCTTCCTTTGTTTTCTGCAAGACATTCAATTGCTAATTCTTTTGTCACATTCACTGGTGTAATGTATCCAGGAATTGAAGGACAATACAAGCGCATTCCATTTTTTAAAATGTAACCGCCTAAAGTTTTTGATTCGTTTGACATTGGTCTTTGATAGTTTGGATTGATTGATTGATAAAATGATTCGATACTATTGTAGAATGTTTGTAAGGTGTCAACACAACACACTGACTTTCTGTGATACAATACATAGAAAGATTCAAACTCACTTAAATGTTTTTTTGAAATCTCTTTCCATCCTAAAAAACAGAAGGATTCAATTGTTGTTGCGTGGTGTTCAAACTTCATTGTGTTGGTTTAATAACACCAGGAATCTTTTTTGTATTCCTGGTGTCTAATCAATATACTATGGAAATTATAACAATGCAGTGATCAAGGAAGTTGTTGTTGCAAGATCCGTGTCAAAGATGGTCAATGGTGGAAGGTCTTCAAATTGTCCTTCATCTTGACCAAGTGAAAGCTTCCATGCTCCTGCTGTTTCAGCATCGTTTGGATTTCTTTCTGCTGCTACCAACACAAGACCTGCACTGAATCCTAGCATCTCATAAGCCATGTTGCCAGATGCACCTTTCCACTTGTTCTGCACAATTGCAACAACTTCTGCTGAAGAAAGATCATTGATCAATTTCTTTGCTGCACCATCATTTGCAAAGATCAAGAAGTCCAACAAGTGAATCCAGTTGTTGACATACTTTGATTTATTCATCTTTGCAGATGGATTGTTTGACTGCTTAATTCCTTTGAACTTGTAAAACTTTTTCAGTGCCACCATGTTGATTCCTTCAACAATCATTGAGTTACTAATGTTGTAGTCAAGATCAACAATGTCTTCACGGTTTGCAAGGAAGATTTCTGTTTCAGTTCCTGCAACTGGTTTTGTGTCACAATCTGCAAGGATACCAGAAGAAATCAAACTACATGCACCTCTAAAATTCAACAACTGTTGGATTGCAAGTGGTTGATTTTGCAATGACTTTGGTACATGTAAACCACTTTGTGTTTTTATAAACTGCTTTTTCATTTTAGCTTTTCTTTTTTTTAAGTGGTTTGAATTAGATTGCTACCTGGACAAGATAATCTTCAAGGATCTTCATGTCCAACATGAATCCAAAGTCAACAAAATACTTCTTGTTGTATGCATCATAATTGGATGCAAGTTCTGACAATGATGCTTCATTCTCGGTCATCAATGGAATGTTTGACTTTGTTGTCAAGATACATCTGTGAGGTGAAAAGAATTTTGTACCATTTTTAAAGTACGTTTGAATTAATGTATCCCAGTATGAAATTGGTACAATTGGAATTCCTTCAAACATTAACGCCTTATAGCCTCCTTCAATACGGATGTAGGATGCATCCAGATTCCTTGATCTTAATTCTTTTGCATATTGATCTGCAATTGACTGTGTACATAAGAACATCAATTCACCTGTCATTCCACGAAGTCTGAAATCTGCACCGTACAACATTGATTCAAACAAAGTTTCTGCAACTTTATTTGTCACATCTGTTGAATTAAATCTTTGTAGTGCATAAGTGGCTTGTGCATTTTTTGCAATCGCATTCAAACGATCTGTGTCTGCAACAGTGATGTCTATTGCTTGTGCCCACATACCATCAAGAATGTTGAAGTATGTCTTGTCAGTACCGTTCACCAGTTCACCACCATTTGCAACTGTGTCTGCTGCCAGATCACCAAAGTGTGCAATACGAATGATTGCTTGTGCAACTGCTTCAGAAAGTCTGTCTTCAAGGAAGTTTGCAAAGTCAGAATCTGTCAAGTCTTCTTTTGCAAGACCTTCTTTAGATCCCCAAATGAAGAAAGATTCTTTCATCACTTCCCAGCATTCCTCAAAACGATCTGTGATCCATGCAGGATCTGCAAACTTTTCAGTCATTGCAATTCCACCTGTGTTTGCTGTGACATTACATGCTGACTTCGCTTTTCCTACCAGACCAAGTCTTCCAAGAAAAGCAAGTTGTGTCTTTCCTTTTATTCCAGTTCGTATTTCATGGATGGTGTTTAAGCCAGGAAGCAAGAAAGTCTTTTCATAGATGGTGTCACTGATTGATTGTGCTTCTTTTCCATTCCATGTCAGATCTGTTGGATCTAAAATGAAGTAAGCAACATTTGATTGATATTGCATTCCCTTCTTTGCAACATATCCTGCCGCAATTACTGACAATACAATTGTCATGTCGTGTTGGTGTGTTCCAAGACTTTCACCAATTGAGTATGAAACCATTGACAATGCAATGAATCCAAATAGTAAACTTAAAATTTTGATTTTTTTCACTGTGATTTTCTCCTATTATTTTTAGTTGTTTTTTTTGATTTGATTTTTGAAGTATTACTTCTTGTCAGGATTTGAAGAATTATATTTTTTTCTTCGCTCTGCTTTTTCTTTTTTTAGATCTCTCTCTTCAGAAGGTTTGTCATTCTTTTCAAAAGTTTCTGCACCTGCTTTTGGTTTGAAAGTTCCGTGTGTCTTTGCAAGATTTTCTTTGAGTTTTGCAAACTCTTTTTGAACATCTGCAACTTCTGCTTCCATCGTTTCAACTTTTTCTTCAAGTTCTTTGATGGTTTTGTCCTTTGCCTTGATTGCAGTCTGAAGATCATTGATCTGTTTTTCTGCTGCTTCAGGAAGATTTGTGTCTTCTGTTGCTGCTGTGACTTCTGTGATCTTTCCATCTGCATCTGTTGTGAATGATGCACCGTCTGCAAGTTCAATTGTTGCAGATGCAACAGGATCACCAGATTCAGAATCTGTCACCATATCACCAACACTTGCAACACCGTCACCATTGTCATCTGAAATTGTCACTGATGTTCCACCTTTTGTTGGTGCATCAAAAGACTTTTCAGAATCTTCATTCAAAAGATTTTGAATGTCTTCCTTCAACTTCGCTGCAACTGTTTTTGCTTTCGCTGCAACTGGTTTTTTTTCATTTTTTCTCATTTTTTCTGTTGTTGTTTTATTGTCTGTTTTTTGATACCTCACTATAAAATTATTTATGATGGATGGATCTTGTTTTAAAACTTCAATGACTTCTGGATGATCATCCAAAAAATCACCTACCAACATACCAAGATCATTTGATGTGGTATCCTTGAAAAGATTTGATGTTGCTGCTGGTGAATCAACCAGATCTGATGCAATGAATTCTTGAATCCTGGTGTAGTGATTTTCAATGTCATTTCCTTCACCATCCTTTTCAAGTTTTACTTCTGAATCTGTTGGAAGATATACAACTGAATTTCCGAACAAGTCATGTTCTGACTTTGACATCGACAAGATATAGTCATACAAATTGCCGTTTGGCGAAATCTTACATGATGGAATCAATGTCAAGTCAGCAATAACAACATTCTTGCTGTCTGCATTTTTTGAAATTCTAAAATTTGAAAATCTTCCTATTTCAGTTCCAAGTGTTGTTGCACACATATTCGGATGACCGAAACGTGACTTGATTCCTGTTGGATGTGCATTGCCTTTTTCAACAAATTGTTCTAATGAAACAATATCAAAGTTGTCACCGTATGCATCACGATCTTCACCAATAAATTCTTGAATGATGACAATGTCTTTGATGATTCCTTTTTCTTCATCAACATTGTGTGCTGCTTCTTTAAATAAAATAGGCTTTGACTTTTTCCACTTCATGCTCACAAAGAAATTGAAAAAAGCATGATCAACCACTGACACACTTATGTCAGTGGTTGATGGAAGGCAAAGGACCTACTTTGAAAAGTGGTTCATTTAATTCTTCCAGGTATCTGTAAATTTCTCTTTCACTTTTATTCATTTGTACTGAAGCATCCTGGACCGCTTCCACCTTTGACATCTTGTGGATCTTTGTGTTGATGTCAACGATCATCCATGCTCGTCTTGCAAGAATCTTTCTTGATGGTGTCATTCCAAGTTCAATTGATTCTTGAAGCAATGTGATTGACTTTGGATCATCATCATTGACTTTCAATGATTCCAGTCTGTTCATGTGCTTCACTGAACGTGGAATTGTTTCATCTTTTTTTTCAATCATAGATTTGCCCTGTCTTCAATTGTTGAAACTCTTTGTGCTGCTTCTGTCACATCCTGGATCACTGTCACTGGTGGTGGTAATTTACTTACTGCAATTTCAAATGCTTCTTGAATATCTTCTTTTGATATTGACTGAATGATTGTTGATCCACCTGAAGTCATTGTTGATGCATATCCACCACCTGCAAAAGAAGATGATGAAAAAGATCCTCTCAATTTGTTTCTTCTTAATGGTTCTGCAATGGTCCTGACAAAGTTTGACACAACAGGATCTTTCATCATTGGATCACTGATGATGTATTCACGTCTGTGATACTTGTAAGGTTTTGCACCTACTGCATTTGATTCTTGTGATGGATGTCCATCACCTGTGAATCCTGCACCGTCAAACAATCCACCGTCTTTGAATCCTGGATCTGTTTCTTTGATCTTTGCAATGTTTGCAAGTCCTGTTGCAATGGTGATCCCTGCCACAATAGGACCAAAGATAGGACCTGCACCTGTTGGTGGTGGCGAAAGTGCTGCTGCTGCTGCACGATAGGTGTCTATGATTGCTTGTGCAATTGCCAGTGATTTATATTCTTGACTTCCTTTTTTAAAAAGTGCAGATGCTTGTCCAAGTACACCAGAAATGATTGCAAGTTGTGCAAGTTCATTTTGCTTTGTAAGTTCTTTTCTTTGTTCTGCATACTTCCGATGAATCAAAGACTTTTGTGCTTCAGTCCTTTCTTTTGCATTTATTTCTGCTGCTTCTTGAAGTAGTGATTGCTCAATCTGAAGTTCAAGTTCAACATCAAAATTCCCTCTTTCCAGTTCCAGTCTTAATGCATTGTCATCTTGTGCTTGTTGATTAAGTTCTGCATTGTATTCAAGTGTTAATTCTTTGATCTGGTTTGCTTGTTCACCAAGAAGTGCAAGTTGATCTGCATCATATTTCTTTTGAATGTCTTCTTTGTTGGTGATACCAGTCTGAATGATTTGAAATTCTTGATCTTGTTGATCCTGGATTGTCGCATTCTTGAATTCTGCTGTTGCTCTTAATCTTTCAATCAATGCTGCTGTTGCAGCATCTTCAATGTCCAGTTCTTTTTGTTTGTCAAGTTTCTTTTGATCCAGTTGTGATGCAGTTGAATCATTGACCAGTTTTAGTTGTGCAGCAAAAAGACCTGCACGTGTTGTTGCATTTGCAATTTCAGCATTGTCAATTGCAAGTTGTGCTTCTGAAGACAACTGCAACTTCTTCTGCTGCTGCTGAATCATTTCTTGAAGTTCCTGGTCTGCAAATTTCTTATTGATTGCATTGATGTTGTCTGCTGATTGTTGTCTTGCAAGTGTGCGAAGTGTGTTTTCACGTGTTCCAAAACCAACAATGGAAGACAACTTCTGATCCAGTGAAAGTCTTTCTTGTTCAATTTCTTTTTCTCTTGAATCTTTGATCAATGCAATCTGTGATTCTCTTATCTTAAAATCAAGATCTTTCCTTTTGTCACTTGCTTCTTTTTTGATGTCAAAGATCTGTTGTTCATAGTCTGCTTCGATCACTGTTGTATCTTCACCTTTCTTCTTTGCCGTGTCAACTGCAATTTGATATTCTCTTTCTGCAATCTGCAACTTCTTTGCTGTTGTATCTTGTCCTAGTGCTTGTTGCTTTCTTTGTTCAATGTTCAACAACTGCAATTCTGCCTGTGTTGAAAGGTCTTTTTGTTTTGCATTGTATTCAGTTTGTGACACAAGGATGTCTTCAAAGTTTTTCTTCCAGGCTGCTTTGAGTTCATCCAGTTTTGTCAATTGGTCTTCTGTCAATTCACCGTTCGCTTGTTGTAGTCTGAATAGATTTTCAATTTGACCTTTGATGTTTTCATTCTGTGCTTTCAATTTATCATCTTCAACTTTCTTTGTGTCTTGTCCAGATGCTTTCAACAATCTTGATTCCAGATCATATTTTTCATTGATCTGTGTCATCTGCTTTTCTTGAAGATCAATATTGTTTTTCAATCTCGCTTCTTCATCACTGTCAACAATTCCGATCAATTGACCAAGTTTCTTCAACCCAACAAACACACCTTCAACAATTGCAATGAACGGTCTTAAAATAGATCCGATCACATTAAACCTGCCACCAAGACCAGTCAATGATCCTGTGACTGTCTTCACTGCATCAACTACCTTATCGAAGTTCGCTATCAACAGACCAAGTCCAATGACAATCAATCCAATTCCAGATGCAGCAAGTGCAACACGGAATCCATTTGCAGCAACAGTGGAAGCAACAGTTGAAATCCTTAATGCTTTCATGATACGATCTGAAGCAAGAAGTGAAAAGTTCCAGATGGATTGTGCTGCTGCTGTACCTTTCACAACAAGTGAAGATTCCTTTTGAAGTGCATTGGTGATCTGTGAAATTGAATTGACAAGAAGAAGTGCATTTCCTGTCTTCTGCAATGCTGCCTGGACATTTTCATTCTCTTTTCCAAAGAAAGAAGATGCAGCCTGGAATGCACCATAAGAAGACACCACCACATTCACACCTTGACTCACTGCATCAAATGCAGATGTGTCACTTGCAAGATTCTTTATTTCTTGTTTGATGTCACCAAGTTTGTCTTGTGCTTCTGCTGCCAGTGCTGTAAATTGAATCTTCACATCATCTGTTGCAATCAAGGATGCATCTTGATATGCTTTCATGATCTTTGTCAATTCCTTGATTGATGAAGCCTGTTCAATTGCAGACTTTCCAGTGTCAACCAATGACTTTTGAACTTTTGCAAAATCTTCTTGTGACTTCTTTGCAAGATCATTCACACTTTGCTTCACACCATCCAGTGCATCTTTGGCTGCTGCAAAACCTTGTGCATTTATTTCTGCTTTCAAGTTAGAAAGTTCAAACAACTTTTCTTTCACACCATCCAGTGCAGATTTGTAGTTTCCTACATTTCGTTGATTCCTGCCTGTGATTCCTTCCTGTTCAACTAACTTTGCATTGATGTCTGCAATAGATTTTTGCAGTGCTTTTCCTTCATCGCTGTTTTCTCTTTCTGCTTCAGATAATTTGTCCCAAGCATTTGTACTTGCTGAAAGTTGTGCTTTGAGTTGTGCAAGTGATCCTTCTGAAGTATTTTGTGCAGTGATGGTCCGTTCAAGTGCAGATTGATATGACTTGACTGACTTTGTTGATGAATCAATTTGACCATTAACAAGAATCAATTCTTTTGCAAGATCCTGATACATCTTTCCAGATGATTGACCAAGACCAGTCAACACTTTCATCTGTTCCTGGATCTCTTTTTGTCGGTCCTTAAACTTTGTTAATTCTTCTCTACCTGCTGCAATCTTTGAAATCAGACCTTTGATGTCTGCATCAATACGCAACAAAATTTCATCTTTCACTTGTGTCATTTATTCATCTTTCTTTTTTAAATTTATTCACCACTTTTTTTGTGGACAAGAAAACAATTCATGAAAGATTGTCTTCAATTCTAAATTGCAACCACACTGCACACCAGGAATCTTTTTTAAGAATTCACCACACGAATGAAAGGAAGGTCTTTGTACTTTGATCAATCCAAAGTCAAATGTTTTTGGTTGATTGTGTGTGAATAGTGGACATCCTTTGCAGATGTCCAGTGCTTGTTGTCCTGTCATATTTTTATCAACTCTAATTTTGTTAATGAATTAATCTTGTTTGTCCAGTTCAATACTTTGTTGATATAAAAATATGAACTGAAGAAGTCAATATAGACTGGAATGAAGTGATCAAGATTGTCAAAATCTGTTTCATTTATTTTGAACCATGCATCAACTTTCTTTGCATACTGTAAAGACCTGACAAGTCCTGAATAGTAGTCTGCAATCAATGAATTCTGGAAGGACAAGTTGAAGTCTTTTGTTGCCAGTTCAAAATAACAGAAAGGAATGTCATCTTGTGTCTGTACATTGTTTCCATAATTGTCAAAGAATTCAACTTTGAATGGATCACCTGTTGTGATTCTGGTGTCATCAATCAAAAGTCTAGGAATCATTTTTTCTTTGATCATTCCTGTCACTGGATCAATCCTGGTTGATGTGAATGCAACATCATAGTTGTCCAGGAATTTACCCATCAAAGATCCTGCACATGGTATTGTCAACACTTCTTTTTCAATTGGAATTGTTTCATCATCAATGGTGAATATACCTGTACCAAGTTCTGAAGATATAAACTTATCAAGATCATCTTGTGTGTACCTGAAGTAGTTTCTTTGAGCATAAGAAGTGAATCTTGTTTCAACATTAGGGTGATCACCATCCTTTGTCAATCTTGCAACATGCAACTTGTCAGAATAATCTTTTGCAATTGATTTTGCTTCAATGATTTCATTGAATAGTTTCAAGTTGATGTGTCTTGCAAATTTGTCAGATGATGGAATGACACCACACAAATTGAAGACCATCTTCACAAAGTCTTTTTGTGTCCAGTCTGGAAGTGATGCAGCAACATCAAATGTTGATCCATTGTAGGTCAACATTAGATCTGATCCGAAAGAAGAAGTTGATCCATAGCCACCACTTCCAATTGAATACGATGGTATGTGGATGTAGAACATAGGATCAACATCACCAGATCTTTGACCTGTGATTGATCCACTGTAAAAATTTACAAGACCAAGATTCACCAATGTCATCACTGGTGTGATAAATATTGAAACACCAAGTGAATTAGTGAATGTATCTGTAAATGTTTTTTGATGTGTTCCACTTGATGAAGTGTGTGTGTATATTGGTGTACCACCACTGAATCCATAAAATTTTAAGATTGATAGTGGTGTGTTTGACCAGACTGGAATATTGAAACGAACTTTGTATGTAAAAGTCCATGTTTCACCTGTAAGAATTTCAATGGTTGTTGGTGATGGAATCAATGAAGGTGGATTTGTATCCCACTTATCAAAGTGAATTCTTCCATTGGTGTTATCAAAGTACGGACCATCTGATTCATCATTCATCAATGTCATCATGATCTTCAGATAGTTTGCATCTGTCAAGATCTTTCCACTCACTGTGAATCCTGCTTCTTCAAAGATCTTCAACAACACATCATTGATGAAGATGGAAGGTCTTTGATTTTCTACATTCACCAACATTGATCCGTTGGTAATGTCACCATGATTGAACAAAGCAAATTTGACACCGCTTGTGTTGGTCCGTATTGACATCATATTTGTGAAATCCCAATCAAAATTTAGTGCAGACAAATCAAGATCTCGAAGTCTTCTGTTTCCAATTTCATTGAAGAAATCAAAATTGCCTGAATACACTGTGACTTCATAACAAGAATTTGACTTGTTGACAATTGCAAAACCTGAAGGAATTATCTCAATTCCACCTTTGACAACTTTTGCTTTCAATCTTCGATATGGAATCAAAGAAGTTGAAGTGACCAGATCAATATTTTCAAAGATGATTTGATTCTTGATGGTCTTCTTCAACTTGAATTGGTTTGTCCTTATCGCTTGTCTGTCTTGCAAGTTATTCAGATCATTGATCTGTGATGTCACTGCAATCACTGTTGCATCATCAAGATCACATTCAAAGTCATTTATTTCAAGTCTGTCGCCTGTCATTAGTTAGTTAGTCCGTATTGAATTAATTCAGTGATATTGTTTTTAAACCCGATTTGTCGCATGAAGAAATTATCTTCAACATAGTGCAACACAAGTCTTTTTTCTTTCTGTTGTGCTTTTGTATCTTCCATCCTGAAACTGTATTTGTGAATTCGTTCTTTGCCGTGATCCACTGCAACAAGAATGATATTTCTTTCCAGGTAGAATTTTTGAAGATTCCTTCTGTTGTCAACATAAGTACCAATGAATGCTTTTTTCTTGATCATTGAAAGTCTGAATGCTTTCATCAACTTCTGTCTGAAGGTCAATTTCATTGGTGGTCTTTGCGCTCTTTGCTTTGGACCTTCTTTCTTTTTTTCTTCAATCACATCTGCATTTGTTGCAGTCAATGTGTTTTCACTTTTCAATACTTCCATAGTTTATTTTATTTGATAGGATATGTGATCATGAATGAAACAACAAAGACCATCAACACAATCAAAAAGATGTACATGATGGATTCTGCATTTACTTCAAGATCTCTTTTTTCGTAGTTGTGTGACATGCTTACTGTGTTTGAGTTTGAACATCCAGAAGATCAAGTGTCAATTCGATCTTGTGTCTGTTGTGCTTTGAAATTTTATTGTATTTGAATTTACTGACACGAACTGTTGACCAGACATGCACCTCATTGATCCATCCTACATACATTTCAACTTGTGGTGATCCTAGCAATGTTTCAAGTCCTGACATTTTATTTGTTGGAATGTGTTCACCACCGCAATCAAGTTCAGGTGTTGTGTCTTTTCCTATGAATCTACCTGTGTCTGTCTGTTGTTCCAAGTCAGACCAAAACTTTGTGAACACTGCACCTGCTTTCTGGTTTAATCCTCTTACTTGTGTCACACCAAAACACCAGTAATTCCATGCACCATTAGGTCCAATCCATTTCAAATAAACAGGATTCTTTGGTGTGCAATGTACAATGTCAATTGTCAAATACTGTGTGAAGAATGTTCCAACACCGTCTGTCAATCTGATCTGTGTATAGATTGCCGATGTGCTGTAAGTTGTTCCAAGTTTCATCCTATTCACATATCCTATCAATGTCTTGTCCAGTGTGTGTTGTGGTGTTGATGTTGATCCATTTGCATTGTGTACAATTTCAATCTGCTTCAATGCTGCAACACCTGACATCAATTCTGAATTGATGAATTGCAGATCAAAAGGAAAGTCCACCCAAAATGTTGGTCTTTCAAAATCTGTCAACCACAATGCAATGTCTTTTCCTTCATATTCAGTGATGAACTTTTTTAAATTAGATCCACCAGAATTCATTGGTTGCATTGCTGAATTCACTGTTGAAAATCCTGTGATGTGTTCAAACTTTTCTTCATCAATACCAGTCCAAGTTTCAATGAATGCACACGAAAGATTTGCACTGATATTTGTATCTTTCTTGTTGATCACATCATAGTTGAAACCATCCACCATTGTCACTGCATTCTTCAGGAATCTTGACACATCTGCTTTCACAAAACCTGTTGGACCTGGTGTGTATTGTCCAGATCCAAGATCAATATCATAAAGTCCAGAAATCGGATCTTGTTTCTTAAATTCAATTCTCACACGGTAATCAATCCGACCAGAATTAAAATTTGCAAAACCACCTGTTGTTGTTGAAACATAATCAAGTTCAATTGAAATTACTGTTGAAGAAATTATTGTTAAAACTTTATAGATACCTACATAGATACCAGAATTCAAATAGATATAATCATCAAATACTGGTGTTGGTGAAATTAATGCAGTGAATTTTATTGCAACTTTTCCTGTACCATCATCATGACAATCTACAATTGTCAGATCCTGTCTTTGTATTTCAACAATCAATGGATTGTGTGCAGCGAACCACTTCGATTCCTTTGCTGAAATCGGTAAATTTTTGAAAGGGAATGTTGGTACAATTGCCATGTCTTTTTAGAAGTTGAATCCTTGAATCAATATTTTTTTTATTTCAATTACATTTTGAGTAGTCATTAACTTTTCTTTGAATGCATCAAGTCTTTCTTCACTCAATGGTTCTGACAACACACCTGTTGGTTCACCTTCAAAATATGTGTAAGTTCCATATTTATGGATCTTCTTTGTGATTGCAAATGCAAGTGCAACACGTGCTTTTTTATCTTTCCAATTCAGACCATATTTTTTGTATCTCAACCAGGTATAAATTTTACCCCAAAGACCACCACTGATCACACCGTGTGGTGATCCTGGTTGTGAAGGTCCTCTTCCCCTTTCTTGATATTTGAATGACTTTGATGTGTCAACTATTTCACCCCTTATAATGTTGTCACCTGCAACTGAAGACAACTGCTTCTTCAGACCTTTTGCAGATTCACCACTTGCTTTCAATCCTTTTGATTCTTGTCCTGCAATGATCATTGCAATTTCTTCAAGAAGGAATTCATTTATTGCTGTTTCAATTTGTTCTTTGTTCAACATGGTGAAACATCCTTCACTTTTAAATTCATGAACAAATACCATCCATCTGAATTGAAGTCAAAGTCATCAAACATTTCATTTGACTTTGGCGTTCCAACAATTTCAAGACTGTCATCATTGAAGATGATTCGTATAAATTCATTCTTCGCTTGTTCCATCTGATCAACACGTGCTTGTCTTTCTGACATGCTTTGTTCTTTCTTTGACTTGTGTCCAAAGAAAAAAGCACATTGATAAATTGAATCTACTTGACCAAATGCATTCACTGGATTGTCTGCATTTAGTGGATGTCTTAAAAATACGAAAGGGAAAAGTGTTGAATCTTCAGTGTTGAATTCATGATCTTCACAATGATGAAAAGTGAATTGATATGGATCTGTTGTGTCTGGATCAATCACACCTGCAATTGATTCTGCATGTGTTTTGATTGTGTCAATGAATGAACTCATTTTGTCCTTGTTTTTATTTCATGCAATCTTTTTGTGAAATTATTTATTTTAATATTCATAAACCTAAATAGATGAACATCACACCATGCTGTGTTCAACACTTCACTGATTCTTGATGGATCACCTTTGCAAAAACTGAAGATGTAATTCATTGGACCAAATTGTGTGAAGTCTTCAATACCTGCTTCTGTTTCATCAATGTCTGGTGGTTGAATTATTTCCTTCTTTTCCCGTTCATCCAGTTTAATGACTTCATCAAAAAAAAAGCTGCAACAGGAAGTGCATCAACAAATTTGCACCGTTTGCAAACTTCTTCAAAGTCTGTCACATAATCTGTGTTGAATGGTTCATCTTTCTTTGGACCTGGATGCACCATCGGTTGAAAGTAAATTGCAAGTGCTTTGTGGATCAATGGTACAATGCTGATCATTTCACTTTCTGCTTTTCCTTTCATCACCTTTGCAACTTCCTGCATGAAAAGAATTTTGCTTCCAAGTCTTTCTTCTTCGATCTTCTTTGGTACTTTTATCGTTTCCTTCACCTTTCCATCCTTGTCAAAGAATTTGATGGTGTTTGGAATTTCAGACAAGATCTTGTTGATGTCAAGTGCAGTTCTTTCCCACTTCAACAGATCAATCAATTGTTCAAAGGATTCATCATTGATCCTTCGATTCTGCAATTGTTCATAAGGAATCCCACTGTACACCGATATTCTGAAAAGGATGTCCTGCCAAAGTTCTGGATCTTCTTCCTGTGTCTTCAGTGCTTGTTGCATCTGGTCAACAGAAAGATCATTCCAGGATTCAGGAAGGTCAACTTTGATTCCATCAATGGTGATGACTTTGGATTCTTTCATGTGTTTGAATTTTTACGAAAATAGAAAAAATATTGTACACTGCAACAATTCCTTTTTCTGACTTATCATGTCACACTTGTTTCAATCTTTTGTCAATCTCCAAAGTCAAAGTTTGCTGGTCCTGGTCTTCTTTTACCATTCACCAAAAAGTCAAGATCATATCTTGTTGGATCAACACAATGATTCCACATGTCCATTGGTATGTTCAAAGGTTTTCCATCTGGTGTCATCTTCCATTTGTAGTTCCTCCATTCCTTCACTGCTTCCAATGAACAATCTGTGATGACAACATCATATCTTTTGATCAAGTCAATTCCATTCATAATTGAATCTTTTCCTTTTAATGCAGGAATAACTGTGAATCCAGACCGCTTCAGATCTGAAATTGTTTTTGGTTCTGCACTGTCTGCAACAATTTCTTCACCTATTTGAATCATCATATCAAAACCATGCATGTCAGATCCAGATTTCAGAAAGTTTGCAATGTCGTTGTTGTGCATTGCAGTCTGATAAAGATGTTGATGCAAAAAAAGATTATCACCTTTGATCATCAACTTCATCAATGTTGTTGGATCATTGGTAAAACCAAAGTCCATTCCAAGACCTTTCTTCTTGAATTCTGTTGGAAGTTCATCAAATCTGCATTGTGTAAATTTAGGAAAGACAAGACCTGCAAGTGTACCAAGTTGACCAAGACCAAACACCTTCCACCATTCAGGATCTCTTTCACGTCTTGATTCAATTGATCTGATAATTCCTGCACCTAGTTGATCATTGTCAAGGTATGTGAAGACATTGAATGCAAGATCTTTTTCTGGTTGTGTCAACACATGATCATGAAACCAGAATTCATTGGTAGGGTTGAAGTCATAAAAACAACACTTGTCCGTTCTTACTTCTGCTGCATCATGAACACTTTTTGAAATGTGATTGCACTCATTGAAGAAGCAGATGTCACGTCGTGGTCCTGTCACCTTTCCACTGGTTGCACTGAAGAATTCAACAATGCTGACACCTTTAGGACCTTTGATCTCAAATGACTGATCAGATCTGTTGTAGATTTTTTCACTAAAAAGATTTGCCGTCTTCAGTATGTTGATGAAGTCTTTGATTGCACCTTTTTTCAGATGTGGAAGTGATTCACTTATCACCGATATTGTCAAGTTCGGCTTCTTGTAAGCAATGAACATCAAAAGTTGAAGGATTGAATAAGTCTTTGATGATGATGTCCCACCTTGCAATCCAATGAATCTCTTTTTTGCAAGGTATTGATCCAAGATCCAGGAAAAGACACGTGTTGTTTTTACCATGTCAATTCAATTTTGTTAGTGCTATTTCAAAACAGTCATTGCAAAGTTTTTTCTTTTCTGCGAATGACAATGGTCCTGGTGTTTGTTTTGGTGTGAAGTCAGTGTAGTCATCACCTGCAACTTTGAATAGTGACTTCTGACATCCACCACATTTGAAAAGGTAGTTTTTGTATTCCTGGTCTGGATGATTCAAAAGATGTGGTTTACATTCAGGACAAATCAACTTCAGGTGGTCAAGGTCTGCTTGTGGAAAGTGTTCAATGAATGCTTTGATGTAATCATCTTTTGAAAATTCTGAAATGAAATTGAATTCACATGCTGCACAAATATGATTGAAGGTCTTTTTCACAAGTGTCATTTCATTTTTGACTTTGGATGAATGTCAACGATCTTCCTTGTTGCAAGATCCTTTGTGCAGGTGTGTTGATATTTACACTTGATATTCTGTTGATCAAAATAGCATCTTTTGCACTCAATGAATTCTTTTATGTAGTTAGTTTTTCGCTCTCTTTTTGATGTCATCGAAGTAGTCCTTCATTTTTATGATGTGATATTTGCCTTGTGGAATTCCAGAAGTTGATGTGTTGCCTTGATGAATACGGATGTCACAAGACTTCTTCACTGGTGTGTTTCCACCTTCTTTGCAGATCCAGATAGTGATGCAAGGAATGATGTTGATGCACCATCTTTTGTTGAATGGTGAATAGTGGACACCGATCCAAAGTGACAAAGGTCTGAAAAGTATTCCTGTCTTCATGTTTCAAATGTATGAATTATTTTGTATTATATTTAATTCCATTCTTTTCATTGAAGGTTGTTATTTTTGTATTAAGTTCTTCAAGTCTTTTTTGCTCGTGTTCATGCATCCATCTTGTGTTTGAACTAGCTTTCTGAAGTAGTTCTTTTCTTTCCTGTTCTTCTGCTTCTGTCAATCTTTTTTCTTTTATCATTTGTCCAGGAAGATTGAAACACCGTTTGAATTAATTTGAACACGTGAAGATCTGGTCAAGTATTTTCTTGCATCGAAGATCACAATCATTGCAGCAATGTCAAGTGCAACACCAGTGATCACCATTGACACCTTCATTGATCTGTTGTCTGGTGTGTTTGGTGTACACCATCCACCTGCAACAAGCAATCCACCATAACAGAATAACTGTTGACCAATGAAGGATTGCTTGTCAAACTTCTGAATTTGTTTGTCCTGGTGGATCATGATTTGTTCAATGCTTGTCACACGTTCTTTGAACTGTTGAAAAGAAAGTGTGTCTTGACTTTTACACTTGTGACAACTGAAGATCATTGCAAAGAATAAGAATGCAAAGATCATTGTTGATGTTCTGACTTGATTATTGTCTGGTTGTTTCATTTAAAATTGATTTTGAATTGTGTCTTTGTATTCTTTTTTTTCAATGCTGAATTCACCCTTGAATCTTTCATCTTGTTTCATTTCATTTGAAATGTAAAGACATTGATTGCTCCAACATTTAGGGCAATGATGATAAGTATTCAAAATTTTTGCTTCACTGATTTTGAATTCATGTTTGCAACATGTACACTTCATTTCAGTGCTTTCAACTTCTTTCTTCACTGGTTCATTGCTTGCTGTCGGATAAAGTGCAGGATCAAGGTCCATTGCTTTCAACAGGTTGATTGTTGTCTGTGTGTCAAAGGTGCATGTCTTGTCCTGCTGCATCCGTTTGCATTCCATCCACACGGCAAAGTTCACCTTTGGATTCTTTGCAGCATTAATTGTTTCAACATCATCACTGTAAATCAACCAGGTTTTTTTGATGTCACCTGGTTTTGATAGTGGTACATCTGCACATGTTCCTTTCTTTGGTGTAAGTTTTTCACCTCTCACATTGATATAATTACCGCCTTTTTCTTCATCGTATTCATGTGAATAAGACATTGACTTCATTTCAAGATCTGCACATCTTCTTTTCAGACTGTCAAAGTAGTCTTTCAATTTTAGTTCATTGATTGTTTCTTGTTCTGCTTTGCGCTCTTTTTCTCTTTGTGTATTGTACAAACAAACAACAGATGAATTGATACTTGATTCAGAAATGTTGTTCCATATCAACCATCCTTTGAAGTCATCCACTGCACATCCAGTGATCCCAAAATTCTCAAAGTGAATCTTTCTTTTTTCTTCCTTCTGCTTTCTGTGTTCTGATTCTTGCCAGTTCAAAAAGTGTGAATTGAATTCTTTGTCTGTCATTACTGGTGTCCCAAAGTTTTGAATCAAGTACAAATGAAAAGTTTGCTGCTTTTCTATGTCTTCAAAAAGATGTTTATTTCTTTGCATCCAAAACAAAATGTGTTCCTTCTTTGGTGTTGCAGGTAGTGGAAGTGGTCTGCTTGTTTTGTTTATAGTTGTTTCTTCAGACTTCTTCACTTGTGGACAATATTCAAAACCACCTTCATTCAAGTGAGAATCAAACTTCATTCCACAATTTTTGCAACATTCTTTTTTGTCAGGAATGCATCCAGTGTTGAAGATCTTCAACTTGCTTCCTAAATTTTGTACATGGTCAATCCAGTATGTGATCCAGTTCATGTGTTTTTGTTTTTACAGTTTTTCAAATTCAGTTTCAAGTTCTGCAAGTTTTGCATTCAGTTTCTTCAACATGGTCTTCTTTGATGCTTCATACATTTGTTCAATGTCATTCTTCACATCTTCAGAAGGTGGTGAATATATTTGACCACATCCATTGTAAGATGGTGCAGTCCATTTATTGACAATTGAAATTCTTTCTTTTAGATTTTGAATGTCAAATTGAAGTTGATTTCCTTTTTGCAGTTTTTCGATTTTCATAGGTTTTTTATTTAGTTTGATTGTTGGTTAGCAATCTTTGGGGCGGCGGCAAATGCAATATATTTTCACTTGCAATAGTGTTGATTTTGTTACGTTCAACATCGCTGTACGATTATAACAGGTATTTTCTACACCGCCTTTAGATTGGTTATTTCTGTTTTAGATTGTTAATATTAGTTTCGTATATCCGCCCTATTGGACGGATTGGCGCAAGGGGTTGCGTAAACATTATGTTAGCGGTAATGCTACCCGAACACACGAGCAACTGCCAAATCATAATATTTTACCTCTTTTTCAATTCCAATAAAAGAACGGTTCAACTCCTTTGCTCCTAAACAAGTTGTTCCTACTCCCATTGTATTATCCAATATCATATCATTTTCATCAGTAAAGGCACTAATCAATATTTTAAATAGTTTTAACGGCTTTTGTGTTGGGTGCAATCCTCTTTCAACATTTACCTTTAATATACTACTCAAATATTTTTCATCAGCCATTCCATCGCCTTGCGGAATTGTTTGTTCTCCATAAGCATCAGATTTATGAAATACGCCTTGTTTGTTATTCCTTTTATTTTTATCTAATCGTTTTTCTTTTTGCGGATTAAACTTTTCCTTATTAGGTGCAAAAATCAAAATATCTTCGTGCCATTTCATAAATCTAATCTTTGCGTGTGCAGGGTTGCTTGGTCTTTCTTTCTCCCAAACCAAAGCATATTTAAACCATTCAATTTTACTATTTACTAAAGCACTTGTGAATGGTTGTGAAGCCGTTAAAACTATTGCACCATCGTCTTTTATTATCCTTCCGTATTCCTTCCAAAGTTTGTCAAATGGAATAATACAATCCCACGCACAACTTGTAGTTCCATAAGGCAAATCAGCCAAAATTAGTTGAACCGATTTATCAGGTATCAAAGGCATAATATCCAAGCAATCGCCTTGAAATAAAGCACTACCGCTAACATCGGCTATATGCAATAGCGGTTTCGGTGCGTTTTTTAACATTTGTTCTACTATCATCATTCGTTCTATATTTTAAGTTTTGTGTTTCAAATCCGCTACTGCACATAGCCGTAACCGTTATAGGCAACCCTACTTTTCCATCTTGTTAATATTAGTTTCGTATATCCGCCCTATTGGACGGATTGGCGCAAGGGGTTGCGTAAACATTATGTTACCTGCCATTGTTAGCAGCGTTTAATTCAATGCTGTTTGACACTTCATTACCCCAAGCATCCCAACCAATATGATTTTCTCTTGCAAACAATTCTATTTTATTTCCTGTAGAAACACTTTCAATTAGTTCACGAAAAAAATCGGGTTTTTTAGAATGACAAGGGTAGCCGTTCACATATTTTCTTTTCACATCAAACCAAGTTCCATTTATCCCTTTTTGTGTTTTCAGTTTGCCCTTAGTAGCAAAAATTAAGAACTCTGTTGAAACTTTATAAGTTCCACCCATCCCGCTACCAATAGGCTTTTTGCACCAAACTAAAGTAGTTGAATATTTGAACCCCCAAGCCTTAATTATGCTACCTACTTCCATTAAGTATTTATTAGTTACCCATATATACAAGTGGGCATCTTTTTCAGAAATATCTTTTATAGGCAAGTTTTTTATTTCCTCAATACTCATTGTATTGTATGGTAAATTAGAACTTGTATTACTTAATGGGTTAAACACTTGCACACCATTTTCTTTTTTATATCCGCCACTTAGCGGTCTGCCAGCTTTTTGTTGCCACGCAGGGTCAGCATAAATAACCGAATACTTCTTTGAACCCACAACGGCAGGTAACACTGTATTGCCAAAAGTGGGGCTGACATCTATATTTTCAACATTCTGCATCTATTTAACTTTAGTGGTTTATTCAACATTTGTGGTACTATGCCCCACCTTCGGCAATACTTTTACGTTATGCGTAATGGCTACCATCCTTCCATTACATAAGTTATTTTGCAATCACCAACAAAACCTTTTTGATAATGTAGGCAACCGACAGGAAATCCAAAAGCAAATCCGTGTTTACTTCC